ATCTATACTATTTCAATTCGGTTGAACTTCTTCAATATGCAATGGTAAAGACTTATTTGGAAGATATAGACTTTCTACTTACAACAGATAAGCAAATTAGATATAATAAGCGTCAAGACAGACTTTATCTTGATCTCGATTGGGGATCACAATCTTTGGATACTTATCTTGTAATTGATTGCTATAGAATTTTAGATCCAGATACATATACTAATGTTTATAATGATAGTTTTTTAAAGAAATATCTTACATCACTTATTAAGCGTCAGTGGGGACAAAACCTAATTAAGTTTAGGGGAGTAAAATTACCTGGTGGAATTGAGTTAAATGGTAGAGAAATTTATGAAGATGCTGAAAGAGAATTAGAAAGTATTAAACAGACAATGGCTCTTGAGTATGAGCTTCCACCTTACGACTTTATTGGATAATGGCACTAAATCCCTTTTTCCTACAAGGATCACCGAGTGAGCAAAGACTCGTACAGGATCTTATTAATGAGCAACTCACAATTTATGGAGTTGAGGTAACTTATATACCAAGAAAATTTGTTAGGAAGCAGACCATTATTGAAGAAATACAGTCTTCAAGATTTGATGATAACTTTTTAATTGAGGCATATGTAAATACTTATGAGGGTCACTCTGGTGCTGGAGATATCCTGACAAAATTTGGCATGAGTTTAAGGGATGAACTAACGATAACAATATCTAAAGAAAGGTTTGAAGATTTTATCGCCGCTTTTTTGGCAGCAATGCCAGATGATGAAATAGAATTAGCGTCCAGACCTCGTGAGGGAGATTTAGTTTATTTCCCATTAGGTCAAAGATTATTCGAAGTTAAATTTGTAGAACATGAGCAACCATTTTATCAATTAGGTAAAAATTATGTTTATGAATTAAAGTGTGAACTCTTTGAATATGAGGATGAAGTTCTTGATACTTCAATTGATGAGATTGATACTACGATCGAGGATATTGGATTTATCACGACTCTAAACCTCATTGGTCTTGGAAGAACCGCAACAGCAACCGCGAATAAAGGTGATGGATATATAAGTCAAATTTTCCTAAACAATGATGGTAGTGGATATACTGGAACACCTGTTGTTTCTATTTCTACTGCACCATCTGGAGGAACAAATGCTACTGCCGTTGCTATTACAACAAATAAAGCGGGTGTTTACTCTATAGATAGAATTCTTTTAACAAATGCTGGCACCGGATACCAAACTCCACCAATAATAACAATCAGTGGTGGTGGTGGAACTGGAGCGGCGGCAACATGTTCTATTCAAACCTCCGATTTTGGAATAATATCGATCGCCATGGTGGATAATGGAGTTGGGTATTCTACAGTACCAACAGTGACCATATCTTCTCCTGGTTCTGGTATTGGTTCTACTGCTATTGCTGTTGCCTTTATCAATTCAGATACCGAAGTTTCTTCCATCAGTCTTGCCAGTGCTGGTATAGGATATACATCTGGTGATAGTCCAACCGTTACCATCGCCTCACCTCCACTTATAACTGGAATTGGAACATTTAAGTTTAATGAGGTTATTAGAGGACTTACCTCTGGAACAGAAGCAAGAGTCAAATCTTGGGATTCTGATACTAAGGTTCTTAAGATATCATTGGTTGGAATAGGAACAACCACACGCGGATTTATTCCTGGAGAGACCATTGTAGGAACATCTTCTACAGTTTCTGCGGCATCTACATCAAATGGATATGCTATTTACAGCGTAAAATCATATGATCATAGGGATACATATGATAAATATGATCAAAACGACGAGATTGAAGAAGAGGCAGATACCTTCCTTGATTTCTCACAATCTAATCCATTTGGAACTTACTAATGTTAGGAACTTACTTTTATCACGAAATCCTACGAAGGACTGTCATTTCTTTTGGCACAATTTTTAATGACATTCACATACGCCATAAGAATTCAACCGGTGGAGATATAAGTGATATTAGAGTTCCTCTTGCTTATGGTCCTATTCAAAAGTTTTTGGCAAGAATTGAACAGCAGGCAGATTTAAATAAAGCAACTCAAATTACATTACCAAGAATGTCATTTGAGATGAATTCTATTCAATACGATCCGACAAGGAAGGCAGGAGTAACTCAAACATTCAAAGCATCCGATGGCACCAACCTTAAGAAGGTTTATATGCCTGTTCCATACAATATTGGATTTGAACTGAATATTTTATCAAAACTAAATGATGATGCCTTACAAATCGTTGAGCAAATTCTACCTTATTTTCAACCATCATTTAGCCTATCATTAGATTTAGTAGACTCTATTGGAGAGAAAAAAGATATAAGTGTTGTACTGGACAGTATCTCTTTCCAAGATGACTATGAAGGAGATTTTTCAACAAGACGAGCACTAATTTATACTCTTCAATTTACTGCCAAAACCTATCTGTTTGGTCCAATCGCAGATAGCACAGATGGACTTATTCGTAAGGTTCAGGTTGATTACTATGCTTCTGTTGATAGAGAAAATGCAAAGAGAGAATTAAGATATACTGCTACTCCAAAGGCACTCAAAGATTATAATAATGATGATAGTGCCATATTAAGAGAACCTCTCACAAAAACAGAAACCAGATTATCAGTCAGTACATCTACCAATCTTGCTGCAGATGATAGGATTATTATTAATAACGAAATTATGAAGGTTGTCGAAGTCGTTGATGGAACAACGATCACTGTTAAGAGGGGATATGATGGCAGCACAGTTACAACTCACTTGGAAAATACAAGTATTGATAAGTTGACTGCGGCAGATGATGCCCTGGTTGATGTCGATGACGACTTTGGATTTAATGAAAATCTATACTCATTCACAGACTCAAGAGATTATAGCCCTTCAAGAAGTATAGATATTTAATAGTGAGATAATTTTATGTCAAATAATTTTGATAAAATCGATGAGGCTCTGAACATAGAGAGTAGTCTTGTGGAGATTGATTCTTCACAAGATGACAGAATGGATCTGATTAAAAAACCAGATAATAATGACATTCAAAAAGATTATCAATATACCAGAGCAAATTTATATTCATTGATTGAAAAGGGGCAAGAGGCAATCAATGGGATCATGGAACTTGCTGGAGAAGGTGGAAGTCCAAGAGCATATGAAGTTGCCGGTCAATTAATTAAGTCCGTTGGAGATGTTACGGATAAATTAATTGATCTTCAGAAAAAACTTAAAGATGTTGAAGAAGATACTGTTAAGACAACTAACAATGTTACGAATAATGCCCTGTTTGTCGGATCAACAGCAGAGTTATCAAAACTACTCAAACAAGGTTTTCTAAATAATAAAGAGTAATACAATATTTCGATGAGTTGGTCTGGTAAATATAAAAGATCAATAGATTGTGATAATCCAAAAGGATTTTCGCAAAAAGCTCATTGTGCTGCTCGTAAAAAAAGAGCGGCAGGTGAAGAAACAACTTCAAAATCTCCATTTAGTGAGGATGTGAAGGGCACTACATTTTCAAAATTTTCACATAAAACAAAACATCTTCCAAAATCTCAACATCAGTTAGATCCAAATTTAGATCTAAAACAACTGGTTCATCACGCAACTGTTCAGTATGTTGATAGAGATGCTGATGGTGATATTGATGTTTATGATAACCCAAATAAAAAGACTCCGGATGAAAATCCATTAAGTGGACCAGTCCAAGCTCAAGTTTCTTCTAAAAAACTAATTGCCAAACAAAAAGGTGAATTAAAGCATACCAGAAGAGGTATGGCATATGAGGAGACTAAATCTGGAGATGAAGGTCTTCGTGATTGGTTTGGTAAGTCAAAATCATCTGACGGTAAAAGTGGTTGGGTTCAATTAGGTGGCAAATGGGCAGGAAAACCTTGTGCTCGTCAACCAGGACAAACTTCCACACCAAAATGCGGCAGTTCTAAAATGGCAGCAAATCTTTCCCCAGAGGAAGAAGAAAGAGCGAGAAGAAGAAAAAATAGACAAGATCCTAACCAACCAGAAAAAACTGGTGGAGCAAAACCAACAAATGTAAGAACCGAAGAAATGGATTTACAAGAAGTCAAGGACAAACCAGGCAAAGGCAGTGGTAAAAAAGATGCCTGTTACAATAAAGTAAAATCAAGATATGATGTTTGGCCAAGTGCTTATGCTTCTGGAGCACTTGTAAAGTGTCGTAAAGTCGGTGCTGCTAATTGGGGAACAAAGTCGGAAGAAAAGGACCATGAGTATTCAATGGCTCGTTCAGAACTTTCCACCATTATCTCCGCAGCAAAAAGACTGAAAAAGAAGATGAAGGGGGAAGGAAATATTGAGGCATGGGTTCAATCAAAAATTACAAAAGCGGCAGATTATATTGACACTGCAGCAGATTATGTCGAAAGCGGTGAGCATAATGTTGATGAAGCATGTTGGGTTGG